CTCCGAATATACCTATCCCGTAACTGTGCATCGGTTTCAGTATCCCTGCCTCCGAGTGTCGCTTCTGGGTTTGATACAGACGTTAAACCAGAAAGGGAAGAAACAACCTTGTTAATCAGTCCAGCCCCAACATTCCCGGTGATTCCTGGTTCTATCGCTTCTACATCAAGTAAAACCGACCCGTTAATGATTTCTCCCGCTTCAATGGTTCGGAATACGATTCCTGTCGCGGTTTGAACGTTGAACCCTTGAAACACTTGAGTCCGGTCGGTTCCTGAAAACAACACTTTCCCATACGCTTTCCGTGCTAACTGTCTGGATATCCCGATATCTTGGCATTTCCGGTCAAGGGTGATTCCTTCGGCCGTAGAAATGAATCCTGACAGGTAAACCTCTTCTAACCGCTGCCAAACCAGGGCTTCATCCCAGGCGTTCAGTCGGACCAGCATCCCCAACGGGGAAGATTCGGAAAGGTTGATATCGTTTCCGAAAAGTTCCCGCGCACGGCTTTCCTTTTCAGAAATGATGTCGCTATACCGCTTGGGGCGAAACCCATGCTTTGTTAACCCGAAATCGGTCATATCGTTATCTCCATCTCGAATGTATCATCATTCACCGAAGCAACCAGATTAATTAATAATACCCGGGTATGTTCGTTATATTCCAAATCCACGGTATTTATGGTAATGTTTCTCGAATCGCGGGAAACAGCATCGAGGATTGCCGACCTGATATCAGATATGGCAGGATAATATTTCTCCCCAAGAATCGCGTCATATTCAAACCCGTATTGGGTATTGAGAAACCATTCACCGAGCCTTGTCGTCAACAGTATTCGCAAATGTTGGGCGGCTTCATCAACGCCGGAAACGGTTTCCAACCCCATTTTATCAGTAATCACCAGGTCGTTCGTTTCCGGGTCTAAATACAATGATTTCATTTGGCAATCACATCTCCGCTTCCAACCGTAGCAACGCCAGCCCCACCGAGATAGACCACCCCGTCCCCAACACGGTGAACTGCCGCCCCATTCACGAATACGGTCCCACTTCCGGTTGCAGCCGCCCCAACGCCGCAATGCGGGCAGGAATGAACAACGGGATCACCAACTCGGACAACGGCACGCCCATTAATGAAAACGTTGTTAGAACCCGTTATATACGCTCCAACGACTCCGTGAGGACAGCAATCAGGAATACCATGAGAACAGATCCCCGCATGAACATCTCCAACCCGCACTATTCCCGGCATTTCTGTATCCCTCAGTCTTCCGAATCGCCTTCGTTCAATAGAATTTGTTCTCCGTCTATTTTAACCGTTCCGTCCGAACGAATCGCAATATCGCCGGTTGAACGGATATCAATCGTTCCTTGATTGAATACCGTGATATTCCCGTCAATATCCAATACGATTTTGTTTAACCCGTTCTCAGTTGAAATTAATAGGTCTTCACCGTGTTCTTCAGGCATTGGGTTCGGTTTGGCAGTGAAACTACCCACCACCACCGCATCAGCCAGATTGTGGCGGCGTTTCCCGTGTTGGTCGGATTTTGCCCCGGTTGTAAAAACCCCGTCGATTCCCCGTTCAATAATGACTGCAATTACAATATCACCTGGTTTATACGGCGGTCTGATGATGAACCCACCAGCTCGGATACAAGACACGTAAGCATTCAGGATTGGGGCGTATTCTACTTCTTTATCGTTGATTAACGGTTGTAAATCCGCTTGCATCAAAACGGGGTCATATGTGATGATTTCTGCAAGAACCGCTGTATGTAACCGCGCATTATCATTTGCACGATGGTTTTCCATGAATTCGAGAAACGCCGACATTCTCATTCCCCCGGTAACTTGAGTTTCACCGTGGTTTTAAATTCCGAACCAGTATTCACGTGAAAACCAGAATCGACAACATATGTGCCGTTGGCTTGTTTAACTTTATCAGAATCCAATTCTACCTTTGTTCCATGTCGGATTCGGTAATTGAGCAACGATTCGACTTCCCAAAGGATTTCTGATTCTTCCCCATCAATCCGCTTTGGAGAGCCGATCATCCCCGTAGTTGGGGAGAGAATGACTGTATCATCCCGAACCCCTCCAATCGGCAAGACGTAAATCATCCCATGCACGATATGGATTTCCGCATTACAATCTTTGGCTATCTCTTGGATAATCTCTTTGGGAGAGCCAGAAAACGAGATTCCTTCCACGTATATCAGGTTAATTGGGAGTTGAATCTTACCAAGTTCTAATCCGCTTTCTACGGTGATTATCTGTTTCAATATCTGTTCTGCGGTTGTTCCTGGCACATAAGAACGATTGATTACTTTATCGTATGAAACTGCGGTATCATGCACTTCAATTTCGCAAATGCGGTCGTTTCCTTCGTTGAAAACCGCAACATGCTTAATTATACCGACTATGAGAATACCAGAATCGCCGCCGTATCCGGCTCGCAATGTCAGTTTCTTCCCAGAATCTTCTTCAACTTTGAACATCTCTTCTGTATCGGTAAGGAGATTGTAAATATCAATTACGCAAAAATCAGGTTCGCCGTCCTTCCCGAATTCCATGCGGAATTTGATTTCGTATTCAGGATACGTGAATTCCCGGACGCCGTTTTCCATCTCGTAAGTAACCGAGGCTTCACGAAGCCAAAAATCAGACATTCTCAATATCCTCCGGCCAAACCAGGTAAAGGAACACAGATTCTCCGAGTTCGTGCCACCCTACCCGATTCACCTGTTCAGACGGGTCGAATGGGATGAAAGCGCATTCAGGGAACCGCTCATCGCAAAAATTCCCGAATAACGGCGTTCCATATACTAACGGCTCCCCAATCGCCAAAGTTTCGTTCCCTTTCAGTAAATCAACGGTGAACCTATCTGCGATGAGATTATATCGGAAGATGAATGTGTATGATATTTTTCCAAGCCGGATTGTCGTCCGATACGGAATAGATTGTTTATCTATCGAGATTATCTGCATTAAATCGCCCCCTTCAAGTCACTCCATTTTGGACCCCGACCAAAAATATTTTTCAACACATTGGCCGAATCTAACACAGGTTTAGGGATTCCCGATATGGCCGGTTGTGGTTGTTCTCGTCCACGGTTAGAAATTGGGGCGACTTGTGTTTGTGTTTGGGCGGGAACGGTTTTCGACACGATTTTTTCGAGAACGGGGTCCGGCTTGACGCTTATTGTTTTCACGATGGCTATTTTGATTTCTTGCAGAACCAACGAAAACCTGAACCCGTCTCCGATAGAAACGTCTTCTACAACCCGGAATTCTTTGATAATGAAATTCCGATAGGTTCCACGACCTGAATAGGTCACAGGTAACCGTTTTTCCTGCCAAAACCGAATATTATCCAGTTTGGTTGAAGCGTCCTGACCTGTGACGATCCCTTCAATTGAGACGGAAATTGGCCGGTTTGAAACGTGATCGGAATATTGGTGCCCTCCTTCAATTGGGTATTCGGTTACGTCCGTGGTATAACTCGGCCGTTCTTCCGAGACTACACTGAATTCAACGGACCCTGAAACCGATATCAGTTTTGCACGATTTTTCCCCGAAATCATATATTGCTCCCCAATCCTTTCTGTCCTTTTCGCCGGATTTGCCGGGCGAAATACGTCTCTGCGTGCTGGTCGAATGTTTGTCTCAGCCGCCTGTCAACCGCCGTAGCAATCGTTTGGGCGTCATTTCCATTAGCGGTGATATGAATGGTTGTTGATGGAGCGAATGTGCTGTAAACGCTCTGAGGCGTGCTTACAGTGTCATTCTCCGGCCGGTAATCATATCGTTGAACGGCGGCATCCTGGTCAGGAGATTCAAATTCAATTTGTTTCTCCGGGATATCATAACCACGGCTAATGTGTTCGGGGATTATCGGTTCGGTGATGATTCCACGGTATTCAATGATACCTTCCAGGGTTTCTACTATTGGTTTGATAATTTCAGAGAGATACGTAATCGCACCGGTTAACCCAGCCAATTCAGGTTCGATGATTTCTGTGTCGTATTTGACTGTCATCCCATCGGGAATCGGCGTTTCGGGCGGTTGGTCACGATATAGAACATTTCTTTCCAAATCAGTAATGTTTGGTTCATTCACTGTAGATAAATACGTGATATCTGCCGCGAAATCGGATATCTCGGGTTCTGTGACCTTGGATTCATATTGTACATATCCCATCAAAGGCTTGATGAACGGTTCCAACACTGACGCCACATACGTTATCGCCCCGGTCAGGGCGGAAATCGTCGGTTCTGATACCTTATTCTCATAAACCACGGTCCCATTGCGGTCAATTATTGTCGGTTCTGAGACGTGAGTCTCATAGGTGAGTTCCCCCTTGAGTGCGGAGATGACCGGCTCGATAACCTTAGCCAGGTAGGTGATTGCCCCGGTGAGATCACTGACCGTTGGCTCTGACACTTCGGGTTCATAGACGAGATCCCCCGTGAGTGTCGGCACTTCCGGTCCGGGGAGTGTGGTCCCATACTCTATAGTCCCGGCAAGTGCCGGCACCTCAGGACGGAGGACCTCCGACAGGTAGGTTACTACACCGGTCAGCAAGGGGATGAATGGATCCAGCACCGACGCTACGTAGGTAATCGCGCTGGTTAAAGCGGAAATCGTCG